CCGGAGCAGCTGGCCCGGTACAAGGAGGACTGGAATAAGGAATGAGAAAAGTTTACTGCGACTACTGAGGCCGGCAGGCTGAGTATGTGGACAGCAAGGTCGTCTACGGCAAGAGCTACGGCTGATGTACCTCTGTCGGAATTTCATGGCCTACGTCGGTGTTCACAAGGGCACCGACAAGCCCCTGGGCCGGCTGGCCAACGCAGAGCTCCGCTACTGGAAGAAGCGGGCCCACGCCGTTTTCGACCCTCTGTGGCAGCGGGGACGCTTCCGCGGCCACCGCAACGCGGCTTATGGCTGGCTGGCCCAGAAGATGGGGCTGCCCGTGGAGCAGACCCATATCGGGATGTTTGACGTGGCGCAGTGTCGCAAGGCCATCCATATCATTGAGAACGAAACGAGAGGAGGAAGTTCATATGGATGAAAAGAGAAGCCCCGAGGAACTGCTGGCGCAGCTGTGCTTGGAGCCCGGCTTCGTGCTGGTGCCGCAGGACCGCTTTGAGGAACTGGTGCGGGCCGAGGCGGAGCGCGACGTCCTGGAAGTCGTAATCCTGGGCGACAAGAACTACAACGTCGATGTCGTCATGGCCGCTATCAAGAAAGCCCGGAACAAGGTGCTCCTGGGCAAGCCGGAGGTGGAGGGTGATGCTCAATAAAATCATCATCATGGGCCGGCTGACCCGTGACCCGGAGCTCCGCCATACGCAGAGCGGCACGGCCGTCGCCTCTTTCTCCCTGGCGGTGGACCGGGACTTCAAGGACAAGACCACCGGCGAGAAGTCCACGGACTTCATCGACGTGGTGGCCTGGCGCAATTCTGCGGAGTTCGTGTCCCGGTACTTCACCAAGGGCCGCATGGCCGTGGTGGAGGGGCGGCTGCAGATCCGCCCCTGGCAGGACCGGGACGGGAACAAGCGCCGCTCGGCCGAGGTCGTCGCCGACAACGTGTACTTCGGGGACTCCAAGAGGGACGGGGACGGAGGCGGGGGCTACCAAGGCGGCTACCCGCAGGACGCCTACGGCGGGTATGCGCCTCCACCGTCCGGGCGGTCTGGCCCACCGGCCGGGGGCTATCCGCCCTCCAACTACGGCGGCGGAGACTTTGCGGAGCTGGGCGATGACGATGACGGGGAGCTCCCGTTCTGACCTGTGCGGGCCGTCCCTTCGGGCGGCGGCCCGCCACCAAAAGGAGGTGACGCAAGTGTGGCAAAGGGACGCCTTATCAGCACAAATTTCTGGATGGACGGCAAGGTGGAAGATGATTTCACGCCGGAGGACAAGTACGCATACCTCTGGTGCCTGACCAATCCTCACACCAACCTCTGCGGCTGTTACGAGGTCAGCATCAAGCAGATTGCCCATGAGCTGGGGTACAACACCGACACCGTGGAGCGGCTCTTGAAGCGGCTGGATGGGGCGCACAATGTCATCCGATACAGCGCCCCCACGAAGGAGCTCCTGGTGCTCAACTGGTATCGCTACAACTGGAACGCCTCGGAAAAGCTGGATAAGCCCCTGCTGGCTGAGATTCGGACGGTGAAGTGTGACAGCTTCCGGGAGTATCTGGCCGACCGCTACAACGAGCGGGACAGCGTGAGCGTTCCCTATGAACACTGGACCGACCAGCCGCCGGCGGGCAGCGAGCTGCCTCCCCCACCCAGGAAAGGCAGCGACGGCGCCGAGGCTACCCCGGAAAGGCAGGTGCGCCACAAGCGCGGCCAGTACGGATGGGTGCGCCTTACCGACGAGGAGATGGACCGCCTCACCCGCGACCTGGGGCCGGACGAGCTGGCCCGCTGCATTACCTATGTCGACGAGGCCGCCCAGACCACCGGCAATAAGAACAAGTGGAAGGACTGGAATCTCGTCATTCGGAAATGCAGCAAGGGGCGCTGGGGACTTGAACGGACGTCGGCCCCAGTGGGCGGCACGAGGAAAAGCGCATCCCAGGGTGCTGCGGAGGATCTGCGGGAGCTCCACGAGCTGTTCGGTGAGGGGTGATGTTGTGACCAAGAAGGAAATGACGGAGATTTTCAGTGTCATGCTCCTTGCGTGGCCCAACGCTGAAATGTTCAAGGGTGGCGTCGCCAAACTGGGGCCGACCATCGAGCTCTGGACAGACTGCCTCTCCGACGTGGACTTCTGGCTGGGCCAGCAGGCTGTTATCCGGCTGTGCCGCGAGTGCAAATTTCCTCCCTCTATTGCGGAGTTTAAGGAAAAAGCAGACAACGTCCAGCAGGAAATCAGGTCACGCATTGACCTGGAGTGGAACGAGATCAAGTTCTCCCGCTTGCTGGATAAGTCGCCGCAGGAATGGTATCAGAGGCTACCCACCAATAGCGACGTTAAGGCCGTGATTGACGCCCTGGGCGGTATGGAGAAGTTCGCCACCAAGGGAGAAGGAAGCTGGAACTACTACGAGTTCCGGGATATGTACGAAAAGCTGATGCGAAAAGAAGTGCCCGGGGCGGTGGCGCGGCTGACCTCCGGGAAAAAGAAGGAGTTGAGTCCATGAGAACGAGAAAAAGCTACCGCCGCCGGGCTTGGGCGCAGCGCATCGCACTGGTGCTGCTCCTGGCGGTCGTTGCAACGCTGATAATCGCCCGTATAGAGGCGGAGCCGGTGGCGGGCGAGGTATCTACCACCCCGGAGGCAACGCCCCAGGAAACGGCTGTATTGCGGCCGGAGCCTACCTATATCGTAGAGGCAATTCCGACCCCGGAGCCGACACCGACGGTGATGGCCCGATATGCGGATGTCTCCATGACCGAGGCGGAGCGCGCCGAGCTGGCGGCGATCATCTACCTGGAGGCTCGCGGAGAGCCGGCCGAGGGGCAACAGGCAGTGGCCGAGGTCATCCTGAACAGGGTGATTTCCCCGGACTTTCCGGACAGCGTAAACGAGGTGCTGCACCAGGGAGAGGGAAAGGCGGTGCCGCAGTTCTCCACCATCGGCCTCTTGCCGAAAGCGGAGCCAACCCAAGCCCAGTATGACGCTATCGACGCAGCCCTGTACGGCCCCTCCATCCTGCCGGCCGATGTGGTGTTCTTCTCCCAGAGCGGAGAAAACGACCGCGTGTGGGGCAAGATCGGCGGCCATGTGTTCTGTTACGCCTATGCCTGGGAGTGACTTTATGAGAAGAAGCAAGTTTAGAACTGCCTGCGGCGTGGTGGCCGGCATCGGTTTCTTTATCATGCTGGTAGCGGCCGGGGGCAGCGATACCGGCACCCTCGACCGTCCGGAATCGTTTTGCTTGGCGGCCTTGGGGCTCGGGCTATTTGCCGCCGGATGCTATTTGGGAGGGTATATCGAATGAGCAAGGATAAGGACCCACGCCGGCAGCTGATGGGGAAAATCAGCAAGGCCAAGGGCAAGCACTTCGAGGAGCGCCTGGACACCTCCTTCGCCTACTACCGCGACTGCGGGTACGCCATCATCGAAAAGACCCCGGAGCCCATGCGCCCGACCAAAAATCTGGGCAACGGCAAGTTCATCGCTTTCTTTGAGAAGAAGGCCCAGCCCGACTACAAGGGAACCATCAAGGGCGGCCGCACCGTCATGTTCGAGGCGAAATTCACGGCGAAGGACCGGATGGAGCAGGATCGCGTGGAACGGACCCAGAGCGAATATCTTGACCGGCACGAACGCTTGGGGGCAAGATGCTATGTTTTGGCTGGCTTCGGCTCCGGTGAGGTCTACCGCATCCCCTGGCCCACATGGAGGGCCATGAAAGAGCTTTTCGGCCGCAAGTATGTCACCGAGGCCGACTTGGAGCGATACCGAGTGCATACGGCGTGGAACGCCACGCTGCAGCTGCTCGACTGAACGAAAGGAGATTACCATGAGCGAGATTTCCATGTATGAAGCCCAAAAGAAGAAGCTGCAGGGCCTTTGCGACGAGCACGACCTTGTTTACCGCTTCATCAAAGACCGCTACCCAATCACCCTCACCATCAAGCCTGTGCAGGGCGTTGAAGCCCAGATGTCTATGCTGGAGGACGTGGAGGAGGTCGGCTATCGGAGCCCGGATGCCTCCATGACCTGGATCTTCGAGGACGGGGTGCTGGAGACGAAGGTCACCGGCGGCACCTTCACCATCAGCAAGACCCTCCGGGGGAAAATCGAGAACGTCCTGGTGAAGATGATTGCCTACTGGCAGCAGTACTTCTTCCGGGATGTGATGGAGAAGAACGCCCAGCGCCCCGGCGTAATGCCCGTCATCGACGAGGACGAGGCCGACGACAGCGAGGCCCCGCCCGCGCCGGAGGGCGCCGAGCCCCTGGAGGAATACGAGGACGACGGCGAGATCCCCGGAGACGAGGAGCTCGACGAGGATGCCCCGGACATCCAGGAGGCTACCCGTATCGTCCGGGGTGAGAACAAGGCTTCCACGGCCCTCTTGCAACGACGCATGAATATCGGCTATGCCAAGGCTGCCCGCCTCCTGGATGCCTTGGAGCGTCTGGGCGTGGTCGGCCCCTACAACGGCTCCGACCCGCGAGAGGTGCTCCCCAGTGACCTCCCCGATGACGATGACGGCGAGGAGGGCGAGAGCGATGATGAGGCGTGAGGACTACAAGGCCGTAAAACACATGGATAAGACCCAGATGGAGAAATATCTCCAGACAGTCTACCAGCGCGGCTTCGATGCGGGCGTCAAGTCTGTCATCGCCAAGACCAAGGCTGCCATCCAGGCGAAGGCCGCCGACGGCGCGCCGGAAGCGGAGGGATAAGTCATGGGAAAGGCCATCCGTCTCCGTGGTGAGTGCCAAAAGAATATCGTCAAGTTGCTGGACGGCTTGTGCGGCCACTACTCCAGGTGGGAAGTGTGGCAGGACTTCATCATCATGTCCGCCATCAGCATCGCGAACGTCCTGAGCGGCCCTCACCGGGAGGCCCGTGAGCGCGAGTACATGGAGCACGCTTCCCGGTACTCCCGGAAGGAGCTGGAGGTATTCGCACAGATGCTGGCGGAGGTGGCTATGGAAATGGAGCGAGAGCCCGATCAAGACCTCCTCGGGGAGCTGTTTATGGCCCTCGACCTCAGCAACAAGTGGAAGGGGCAGTTCTTCACCCCGTACTCCGTGTGCCGGGCGATGTCCGGCATGACCTACGGCGACGATCTCAAGGCGCGTATCGAACAAAGGGGATGGGTGGCCGTTAACGACCCGGCCTGCGGAGCAGGGGCCCTGCTGATTGCCTTTGCCAACGAGTGCCGCCGTCCTGGCCACGACATCAACTTCCAGACGTCGGTGCTGTTCGTGGCCCAGGACATCGACTTCCTGGCCGGGATGATGTGCTATATCCAGCTGAGCCTCATTGGCTGCCCTGGGTATGTGGTCATAGACGACAGCATCTCCAGCCCCATAACAGGGATTGACCCTCATGGGCTCATTCCTCGCGACGGTCCAAACGTCTGGTACACGCCTATGTACTTCCGGGACGTTTGGCACTGGCGCCGGCTGTGGGTGCAGATGGATCGCGTACTGTTCACGGCGGCTCCGAAAGGCCAGGCGGAAACGCCGGCCCCGGAGCCGCTTGGCACAGTAGGGCCAGAACTGAATGAAGGCAAAGGCGGTCAACTCACTCTGTTTTGAAGGGAGTGGAGGGAAATCAATAAACGGTTGACCCAGGAGCAGGTTGCATATATCCGTGAACATTATTTGGAGTTCAGCGACACAGAGCTTGCAAAGAAATTCAAAGTTCACGAAACCCAAGTAGCCAATGCCCGACACCGGATGAAACTTTGCAGAGAACGCGGACAAAGGGCGAAGGGACCAAATTGGAATGCTGCCGAAGAAGAATATCTTTCCGAAAACTGGGGACGGGTTACGATCTCCACAATAGCTAAGCGGCTAAACCGAACGGAAACGGCTGTCACCATCCGAGCCCGCAAATTAGGCCTTGGCGCGTTTCTGGACAGCGGCGACTATGTGACACTCAATCAGCTTGTCATCGCAGTCACAGGGTCGAAGAAATCGTACTCATACAAAATTAAGAGCTGGGTTGAGAAGCGAGGGCTTCCAGTTCACATGAAAAAGGCCCTGGCCCATACATGGCGCGTGGTCTATCTGGATGAATTCTGGGTGTGGGCCGAGAAAAACCGCGCCTTTCTGGACTTCTCCAAGATGGAGCCGCTGGCCTTGGGGGCGGAGCCGGAATGGGTGGCCGAGCAGCGTCGGAAAGATTTTCAGGCCTTCGCTGTTCAGCGCAAGGACCCGTGGACGCCAGAAGAGGACAGTCGGCTGAAGGCTCTTTTGGAGCAGCAGCGTTATGGGTACGCCGAGCTGTCAGAAGTGCTCCATAGGTCGGCTGGGGCTATCCAGCGCAGGTGTACCGACCTCGGCCTGAAGAACAGGCCAGTAAAGGCCGATAACCACGGGAGCGCAGCAGTCTGGACACAAGAGGATTTCGATAAGCTGGCCGATGGCATCCGTCGGGGCGACAGCTACACACTGATAGGAAAGGCGCTGGGCAAATCCGAAAAGGCTATCCGAGGAAAGGTCTATTTTGTGTACCTGACCGAAAGCCAAGATAAGGTGCGGGCCATGATGGGGGACCATCAGTGGGGATATGGGGTGCCGGAGCCAACCGTGAAGCAGGCTCTCTGCCTCTCGCGCACACGGACAGGGGTGCGGAAAAACCTGTCCGCGCTCGACTCATTGCTACGGTACCGGATGAACGAGCTCGGCTACGATCCGTACTGGCAGCGGTTTATGTGCATGAACTGGGATGACTTCGACGGATGCGCCGCCGGGTGCAAGGACTGTGATTCCTGCACAGAGTTCCGCCGCATACCCCCGCAATACTGCGCGCGATGTGGGGCTACCTTCTATGAGCGCAAGGAAAATCGCTTCTGCTCGGCCTGCCGCACGGCCCGGAAGAAGCAGGCCCAGCGCCGGTGGTGCCGCGTGAACAGATATATCCGAAAGGAGATGTGAGATGTTCTTCCTGGAAAGAAAAGAGCCGGTCGCCATACCGAATGTCCTCGGTAACACCAGCCAGCCGGTCCACACATACCGATGGAAAGCGATATACACCTGCCCGGAGCGGTGGCCCCTGGAGGCGCTACTCCGGCACATGGACCCTAAGACACACCGCATCACATCAAATTCCCCGGCCGAGGGATAAGCCGGCCACGAAAGGAGCTTGTATGAAAAAATCAATCAACGACCGCTGCCCGCTGCAGGTCGAATGTGAGCGGAAGAAGTGCGACTTCATCTGCAAGGAACTGGAATGCCCCTACTATTCGGCAAACGCCCGCGAGGGCTACTACATCTACGACCAAGAGGCGATCCGCGACAGGAAGGATCGGGAGGCTATGGACGAAGCTCTCTCTGCATCCCTGGGCGATGACGACGCCCCTGACGGCCTGGTCTACATCCCCATCGAACAGCTCTACTCCCATCCCGACAACCCCCGGAAAGACTTGGGCGACCTGACCGAACTGGCCGACAGCATCAAGGCCAACGGTGTCCTCCAGAATTTGACCGTTGTTCCAAGGATGGTGAAGGGGGAAATTACGGGCGACACTTGGCAGAAAGGCTACACGGTCGTCATCGGCCACAGGCGCCTTGCAGCCGCGAAGCTGGCCGGTCTGAAGGAGCTTCCCTGCGTCATTACTGACATGGATCTCCGGACGCAGGTGCAGACCATGCTCATGGAGAACATTCAGCGGTCCGACCTCACCCTTTACGAGCAGGCCCAGGGCTTCCAGATGATGCTCGACCTGGGGGACAGTATTGACGAGATTGCCCGGAAGTCTGGCTTCTCCCAGACGACCGTCAGGCGCAGAGTGAAGCTGCTGGAGCTCGACCAGGAGAAATTCAAGGCTTCCGTGAGCCGTGGTGCCAACCTCATGGATTACATGGATCTGGACAAGATCGAAGACCCGGAGCTGAAGAATGAAGTCCTGGAGGCCGTCGGCACCAACAACTTCCGACAGAAGCTGGCCAGCGCCATCGAGACAGAGAAAAGCCGCAAGCTCATCGCGGAGCGGGTGCAGGCCCTTTCCGCCTTTGCGACCCAGGTCGAGAAGGCGGACCAATCCACCATGCGGTATGTGCGGAATTACGGCACCTGGAACAAGAAAGACGAGGTGACGCGCCCCGATGACGCGGACACCGTGGCTTACTTCTTCTGCGTGGGAATGCACCAGGTAGACCTTTATCGCCAGATCGTTGAGGAGCCGGAGGACGCAGAGGCGGCGGCCCGGGCGGAGCGAATCAAGGCCGAGCTGGAGCGCCGGCACGCAGAGCTTGAAACCATCTCCAGGGCAGCATACCAGGCGCGATACGCATTCATCAAGGATTTCTCGTCTGCAAAAAAGAACGTGACTACTGTTTGTCGCTTCGTTGCGGGAATGCTCCTTCGGGGCCACGATGATCCAGACGACGCTATGATGTCCGAGCTTTTAGGCATTGGTGTTGATAACGAGAACGATGAAATCGACACCGTGGCCTTTGATGAACGATCGAAGGAAAGCCCGGAATATACCCTCCTGGTCACCGCTTACGCGTCCTTTGACGCCGAGGGAGTAAATTACTTCTGGTGGCGCTGGGACCCTGAGAAGCACTGTATGGCCTGCGTACATCAGGAAAACGAAAGTCTGGATTTCCTGTATAAAATCTTCACAGAACTGGGATATGAG